ATGGAAAAATAACTCTCGCTATATTATAATTAAATTAACCCGGTCGGGAGTTCGCGCTCTCGGCTCGGGCCAGAGAGCGGCCCCACGGTCGCTCTCGCTTTGTTCTAGCTTAATTGCTAAACGCTATATCTAACCACTAAAATAACAGGCGGTCAAGTGCTTACTTGATTTTTTGCCAGATGTATGGTAGAAAGTGAGTATATTAAACTAAGTAAAAATATGTCTGAATCAAAATTCAATATTGGCCTACTTGGAATGATGGGCAAGCTATCTCTTGAGAATGGCTTTTTAAAGTTCTCTAATCCATACGCAAAACGCTTTAATGTCAGGGTTTCTGATATTGAAACCGTCACAGTTGATGCCTTAAATTTTGGCAAGGCAAAACTCAAAATAATTGGCAAGGGGTCTGTTTTAGCTGAGACTGATCTGCCAGTAACTTGGGCGGAGAAATGCCAACAATGGATATTAGGTAATTTAAAATAAAAGCATATGCTTACAAAAAAATTAATTGTCGCTATTGGCGCTATTTTAATTTTAGTGCCAGCCGTTGGTTTTGCTGCCGTCAAGTACGATCAAAAACTTATTACACGCCTAAAGGGTCAAATTTTACTTCAGGCTGATAGCAAGGGAGAGGCCTGGTATGTTAACCCTAAAGATGGAAAGCGCTACTACATGAAAGACGGAGAGACAGCTTTTGCGATGTTGCGCAAATTTGGCCTAGGAATTAAAACTTCTGATTTAGAAAAAATACCTGTAGGAGATATCGAGGTTGCCGGTGGGGCTAGCAGTGAAACAAAAACACAAAGTAAAACTACAAATTTTGTTAAGACTCACAGCTATTCTGGAACAGAAAATATCAACACTGAGCCTTTTGCTGTAAAAAATGGTGCGTGGATAAAATTTAAATATACTTTTACCCCTTACGATTCCAGCGACAATTTTATTGTTAGATTCACTGATCCAATTTCAAATGGCTTTGGAGATTTATTGGTCAACACTATAGCTGAATCAACCATCCAGGGTGAAAATAATGTCTATAATAAAACCAGTGGCGGCTTGTATTATTTTGACGTAAGTGGATCCGGGAATTGGACTATAGATGTATACGAACTGGAATAAGAAATTTTAAAAACACCGGCCGTCATGGTCGGTGTTTTTTTATTTGGCAGTAATAAGCGAGCTAATTGGCTTTTATCGAGACCGCTTTTGCAACCTTGAATTTGGCAAATTCTGCCGGGGCCAATTCAATTATCTTCGCTGATTCGAAGTCTTTCTTGTATGTGTCAAAATTGGTCGCAAATGGGATTAAGATATCCCCGGCGGCCGCATACAAGGCCGGCTTACCCTGCTCTTTATACATGATCATAGATATTTTATTTAATAACTTAGTTGCGCTAACCTCAACGACTCCTTTGATTGCCGCAGCAATCTTATAATCCCAGGCCAGGCGCTTGGCAAACGGATTATAGTGATCAAAGTCCTTGAGTTCTTTTTTATCGATGTAGCCATCAACCAGGGTGGAATGCCCGGCCCCGGCGCTGCAAGCCTTAATAATCTCGGTTGTATTCCAAGGAGAACATACTGGGGCAGCAATCTGAAGCGGAGCCTGCTTGGCATGGTATTTCAAGCTTTCTCGGTCCGTTGAAACCCACTCATAGGCGAACTGGAGAACGTTCTTAACCTTTTTAGCTTTTTCTTTTAGCTCGTCAGTAATAACGCTCTTATCCATCCAATCTTCCCATTCCCAAGGTGTCCTGTCATCCAACTTAGATGGTAGATCTTTTTCCGGAAGCAGGCCGTCTACCCGGATACTTTCCCAGACAGCATTCAGGTAGTTGCCTTGCTTCGTGGTGTTACTCATAATCGCCGTAAAGCGGTCTGAGGCGTTAAATTTGCCGTTCTCATCAAAGAAGCCGAGGTCTTTAAGATATTGTAGCCCGTCGCCCTTTAAGAGGCCTTTTTGGACCAAATAAGCCACCTGCTCCTCAACACTGTTTAAGGCCGCGAACGTCACGCAGCTCATGGTGTCAAAATAGACCCCGATCTGCTTTTCTTCGGTCGGCCGATACCTCTCGTGCCATTGGCCGTCTTTAAGGCGCTCAGCATAAACCACTGCCGAAACGGCGCCGGCGATATAATCTCCCAGCTTAGGAGGAGCCACCAGGACTCCGGTATTAATTCCCTTGCGTAATGTCTTTTTCATATTGATTAAAAATTATCAAATTAAGGGGGAGATTTAGGCTCTCCCCTGGCCTATTGTAGGATCTTCCGCCAGCGCCGGCTTCTCTTCATTGCTCTGATTCTTTCCAGAAGCTCGATTATCTCATCCAGAGTCAGGTTCTTAAATAAGAAATGCCAGGCGTTATGACGTTCTATGTCCATGACTAGAAGATTGCTCTCCAGCGCATCGCCGCCCCTGGACTTAGGGCGAAGATGATGGCGGTTTGTTGTCCCCGCCCGCTTCCAGGTTTTACTCATGACTAACCTTTCTTTTAGAATGAACTATTTTTATTTGCTTAAATGAATAACCATTCCAACAACCCAGGCTCCAAGACAGGCTAGGAGAAAATAAATCGTCTTAAAAATAAAGGAAATTATTTTCCAAAACATAAATCACATTAAAAGTATCGTCAGATAAAATGTTCCCGTAATTGAAGCTGGACTTTGACCTCCGCTCGCCTTAGTCCAATCAATATAAATGTTGTACTCGTCAAAGGTAATGACTCCAGACTGAGATAAATATGAGTTGGCGTAGCTATCTCCGGACAGCATTTTCCGCATATAAATTGATGCGGCGGAGGAATTTCCATCTCCTATTTTTGGCAAGAAAGGGTTAGAGCCAATTGAATTAACGGCAACATAAACGCATTTGTTGTTAGTGCCGTCAGAATATCCGTCTGAGGTAAGGGTAAGGCCGCCCTCTACGCTAGCAGAAGAATTAGGGATTGCATGTCTGGCCAGAACCGTAGCTAATTTAGGAATTCTCCCAAGACCATGAGCAATAGTTTGTCGCGAGCTATTATCTGAAAATGCCCTAGTGGTTTGAAGTATTTCGGTCTTAATAGCATTGCTTAAAATTTCCCCCGGAATCTGTTTGTCACCTCCAACCCGCACAAGATCATCATCATCTACGCTTCTTGCCGTCTCCGTGGCATTAGTACCCAGGTCTAAATAGTAGCCGGTAGCTCCATCATCATCATTGCCGCTGATATCTACTCCAGAAGATGGACTAATTAATTTCAAAATAGAATCAGCGGCTTTTACAATAAACCTACTGTCAACGTATTCGACCGTTTCGCTTCCACTGGTTAAAGATCTAATTTGAGTCTGAAGATATTGAGCTATAACCGATTTTGGCGCCACATAGGATGCATACAAAGAAAAAATCAACTCAGCCGATGATCCAGTGGACCAAGTAGAGCCGTTAAAAAGAATCTCAGCCCCACCGCTATAAACAGAACTAGACGTATAGACGTAAACGCGAATACAATTTGAGCTGTTATTCCCCGGCAGAGTAATTTTAAAGGCATATTGCTTACCAATTTCAAGCTCTATCGGTGAAGCGAACGTAAATTCTACAGCAGTCTGAGAGGTTGATAAGGTAGAAACGTCAAGCGATTTTTCTACTAGTGCCGAGCCGGTCGGATATCCTCCAGAAATTTCATAAATTCCGAGAGTCACGTTCCCGGTCGGCGATCCATATTTGGCTATATTAACGACAAATTTTGAAAAATAATTCCGATCGACTACCGTGAATGTTTGCCCAATCGCTATACTGCTATAAACAGGCTCATAGCTTGATGATCCATTTTCCTGATAAATTGCACGAGCATCTGAATAATAAGGCAATTTTAGGTGATTATTAGAATATAAATCACCATCTATATTTATCGAGTACCTTGGGTATGAATCAGGTGCGGTCGCCATGTTGACCTTAAAATAAAGATCACCTAAATTACTCCAGCTTGATCCGCCATTACTAGAATATCGTGCTTGTCCGCCAGCATAAGAACCGCCATAATAAAAATTATAATAATGCGATCCTGTACCAGTCGGGCAACGGAATACGAAACAATACTTATTGCCATTGGTTAATTCTAGTTTAGAAAAATTAACAAAATTCTCTCCGTTAACTATAGAAGATCCGCTTATGGTGTAGGTAGCCAGTACGGACCCGGTCGGATTATCGCTCCCATCGGCGGCATAGATATCTAAATAAATATCCCCGGTCGGACTGCCGTATTTTGTAATATAAAAAATAGCCGATACTAAAACCGCTTTTGTCATAGTAAATGACTGCGATATTCTCTTATTAGCATCTTGAAGATCGTAATAGGATGATGTTGAATTAACATAAATTTCTTGCGTTTCTCCAACCGGAGCAGTAATAAGCGCCCATTTAGAAAGAGGGCTGATATTTAGGCCGCCGATAAGTTTGCCTATCACGCTTGGATTTGCTGGATCAATACTATTTGCATTTTCAGCTGCCCACGGTTCATCTGGTAAAAATCCTTTATATTTTGTTAAACCCATATTTTTAAGCGTTATTTATATGATATTCGCAGGAGACAAAAAGACTCTGCGGAGCTGTCTTTGCCCACCCTCCAGTCGCAATATAGCTATGCAATGTGCCGGTGTTAGCTGATGCCGTGCCGTCTATCACATTGCCAAATTCGGTCGCTGTTCCGGTGAATTCACCGGCAGCAAAGAAGAAGTCAATATAAGCGATATTGCCATCATTGGAATGACTGCTATAAAGTTTGCGATACTGCTCGCTTACCAGCTGAGTCGCTCCTGGAATAACATTCGGCGTTCCGGTACCAAGCAATCCGTAATTAATTACCGGGACAGTTGCTCTTTGGCCGGCCAGTGCCTTGGCGTATTCAGCCAGACCGGCATCGACAATGATGTTGTGTTTTTCATCTACAGACAAAATCTTTTTTGATTTCAAAAGCGGATCTATTTTGCTGCGGTCTTTACCCTTTGATTTAATATAAGAGCGAATGGCAGCGACCTCCGGGCCGTTTTCTTTTACTCCCTTAGCCAGAGAAAATGTCCGGATATTTACGGCCACCTGCTCGTCAGTTTTTGATTCTTTTTTTATTATTTTTTCTGACATATTTTTAATATAGCTTTAAAGAATTATCTAAAAGTCCGACTCTTTTTGGATCACTGGCCGAAGTTGGAGCGTACGGACCAAGTACCCAGATTGGCTCCACGCCTGCTCCCAGCGGATCTTTGTGGATGGTCTCGGCCGCTTCTACGTCAACCTGGTCAAGGTACGGAGCAACTTTCCGGATAAGCTCAGCAACTTCAAGATCGAGTAAGTCGGTATATATAGTCTCAGCCACTCCACTGTCGTCTATGCTTCCGCCGGCCTGGTTCATTAGTTTTTGTAAAAGCTCAACCAGCTGCAGCTTGTTAGTCGTTATCGCGCTTACGCTGTAATAGAAATCTTCCGGCCCCATCGCTCTAAAACTGATCCGATTAATAACATAGTTATCACTGACATCTCTCCGGGTGCTGGATAGATTGATGACCATCCCGGATCTTAGGCCGCTGGTATAAGTATCAAAGGATATTTCATTGCTGCCATACTGATAAGCCAGTAGCTCGGCCTTAGCGCGCTTCCTGGCAGTCGTCATATCAATGATCGAGCTGTCGTTAATTATCTTTTCTTTTAAGCCATATTGGGCCACGCTTCCGGAATTTTTGACCACACACTTGATTGGTACTTTTGGTAAGCCGGTATATTCTATCTTGTTTCCATCGGCTAAATTGTTTTCAAATTTAATGGATTTCTCTTGAAAATTCTGCAAGCAGTCATGGGTCGTAAAATCATCTTTAAAATCCTGTCCGACTGTCTTGGCAACATAGCCACTCCCTGTATCAACCCTAATGGCTAAATCGCTAAATTTATAAGGCAAGGTGAAGATGTTGGTATTATTTCCCTTGACTGTAATCACCCCGGTGAACTCCTCACCATCGCTTTCTCCTCCTCTAACTTTAACCTGATTAACGATCTGAGTACCGTCTATGTTTCTGATAAGCGTTTCATTGACATAATTGCCGCTCGTATCGGTTAAGCCAAAAGGCGCGGCGTTGGCCATTTTCGGGAAGAAATGAATATCTTTATCCGTATCCACATACCATTCGTATTTCACAATTTCGGCCAGCTTGGTTATACAGTCAGACAGGTAGACTTCATTAAAAGCAATCTTGCCGATTGAAAAGTTGGAGAATACATTTGTCGTTGTAAAGTCAGCTGCATAGGTTGAAATCAGGTCATCGATTATTTGCTCGATCGTCTGATTAACATAGCTCTTGGCGGCTAGAATCTGCCCTAGCTGGCTGCCATAGTCAGAGCATTGGATTATATAAACTAAGCCATCAGCATTATTTAAATTCCTTTCCTCTATATTAACGATGAAGCCGCCAAATATCTTGTTTGCTCCCTCAAAAATTTCCACTTCGTCATTGACGGCCGGCACATAAGTTCGGCTGCCAAATTTCCTATATTCAAAACTGGCTGTATCTACCTGGCTGGTAATTACCTGATTAACTTCAAAGCCATCCCAGATGATCTGGCTGCTCAAGTCTACGTTGTTGATTAAAACTTGAATCATACGGCCACTCTGCTGTTAAGTCTTAGCTTGTCCATTATCGCTTCACTGACTTGGTCAGATAGGTTCTTAAGGTCTAGCTTGCTGCTGATAGTATTTCCAGTAATGTTGACGGTTATATTAAAGCCTTGATTTACCTTATTCATCCGACTTAAAGGAATAACTGCCTCAGGCCCGGCTTCGCCGATCATGGCTAGAGTCGGCCTGGTAACTATTCCTCCGGCGGCCAACATCGGAATTTCCGGAATCTGCGGAGCCTTGGCGCCAAATACGGAAGCACCTTTAGCGGCGATAGAATTCAATGAGCGAATGACACTATTTATCTTATCAATCATCCAATTGAGTCCGCTCTTGATTGTGCTTTTAATTCCCTCCCAGACCGTTGTCAGAGCGCCTCCGATTCCGCTCCATAAAGAATTCCAGGCCTTAGATACCGGCTCAGACATCTTGCCGAACATTTCCTGAATGAAAGTCCAGCCGACACTTATCGCGCCTTTTATAGCCTCCCAAACAGGAGCCAGGAACGCAGATATCCCATTCCAAACAAACTCCCAGGCCTGTTTTATTGCTCCCATCGCCATATTGAAAACCATTTTTAAATCAGTCCAGAATTTCTGGAAGAATAGTTTTACTTTTTCAAAGACAGCGACGATATCAATACCCATCAAATCAAACGCAGTGATCACCAGGCCGACCACGAACGATATCCAAAATTGAAAAATTGTTTTAATTACTTCCCAAATAGCCGAGAAGAAATCTTTTACCCCATTCCAGGCAGCCGTAATCCCATCGGTTATCTTCGTCCAGATTTCAGTGAAGAACCCGGCAATCGCGCTCCATATCTCTACCGCTTTGGCTTTAATCGTTTCCCAGTTTTGCACGATCCAAACGATACCGGCTACCAGTCCGCCGATAATAGCGCCGCCGATAATAAAAGGAGCCAGGGCGACTGCCGCGGCTACAAATGCCGAAATGGTACTATAAATTGCCGGTACAAGCGCGCCGATAATAGCGCCACTGACTGCGTATATAGCCCACTCGTGTTCTTTAAACCACTTGATTGTTTCTTCTATCTTAGTGATCCACTGCGGCAAAGTATTTTGAACAAATGAAGTTGCCTGCTCAATCATCTTGTTTAGAGCCGGCAAAAACCTCTCTCCCTGGGTCCTTAAGAATTCATTTAAGGAATCCTTGAAAGTACTCCATAAACCCGCCCAAGTCTTACTCTGGGCTTCCATGCCGCCAAAAAAGCGGCCGCCCTCGCTGGTGGCCGTTTTAAAGGCCTCAGCGACCATCTCAGCGCTTATCTTGCCATCCTCCATCTCCTCTTTCAGTTGAGCCATGCTCTTGCCGGTTTTTTCAGACATTATCTGCAGCGGATTAAAGCCTTGGTTAACCATCTGAAGAAGATCCTGACCCATCAGCCGGCCGGTAGCCTGTACCTGTGCAAATGCCAATGATAAAGAAGCAAACTTCTCTTTATTGCCGAGCGCGACATCGCCGATCATCTGAATGTTCGGCATCACACTTTTCACGTCCAATCCGAATGCCAGCATGGTTTGAGCTGCTTTGGAAATATCGGAAGTTTCAAAAGGAGTCTTAGCCGCAAATTGTTTCATCTCGGCAACAAACCTTTGAGCCTCCTCGGCCGAACCAAGCATGGTCTTAAACGCAACCGAAGTCTGTTCTGCATCTGAAGCCGCCTTTAAAGCAAGGCCTCCCAGGCCCGCTAATCCTATACCGGCTCCAACCAAACCTTTGGCGAAGTTATTTGATGCGCTCTCGGCTCCCTTAATCTTATCGCTGATCTTTCCGAGCGATGCGCTAGCTTCGTCTTTAAGTTGGACTAAAATTTGCAGAATGCTTTGTGTCATAACTTCTTATTTTGAGCCTCCGCTTCTGCATTAAACATCAGCAAGAGATTATCTATAAACCATGCAGGCTGCCTTTGATATTCATCCCAGGTCCAACCCATTTCCCGACAGATGATTGCCTGTACCATCGTTTCGGTAAGCTGAGATCCGTTCTTACTTGCGAAGTACCGCTCCCAGCGGTACGCTACTCCGCTAATTTTAAATTTCCGTCATTGATCTCCTTAAGCTGACCGATAATAAAATCATAATCAGTCGGGCTGCCATCAAGCATCCGGTCAAGAATGTTTTCAGAGCTTCCATCATATTCGGCGACAATAACCTCAATCAGCTTCGGCTCTGCCTTGGCGAGAATGTCAGCCGAAACATTATCGACGACTTTATTATTCGTCATGTCTAAAGACATTGACGGAAGAATCACTGAGCGGATTTCATTTCTTTCGCGCGCAGTGATATAGCTTTTTACCTTGAGCTTTTTGCCGCTCGGGGCAGTCAGCTCGATGACTTCTCTTTCTTTTTGGTCGTTCATATGTTTATCAGAGAACGACCAACTGGGCGGGCGCGCCTCTTACGAGTACTCGCCCAGTCGGTCATTCATATAAATTAATAACTAGCTTGGGCGTTGGTCGCTAAGACGGTAATCATCTTGGCATCACTGGCGCTGTAATGCGCCTTGAAAGCCAAGGTCTGCATGACAATATCGTCTAAGTTATGAGCCTTAGTAATCTCCGAGAAGATAACCTTGGCAAGATCGATGCGGATCTCCGGATGAGCGGCCGTACCGATAGTAACGTCTGAATTAATAAGGTCCATTCTCATGGCTTTTGCGGTACCGGCAAGAACGGCTGTTTTATAGGCTGCTTCGCTCTCCCAGACGGCCTCTATTTCGCCCTCAATGGTCACTGGACCGTTCGTATAGTCTGCCGGGCCAACATTGCCAAGCGCAGCATCTTCCTGAATAGCCTGGGCGATTTTGATGTTCATGGAACGAACAGTCAAAGCGCTGGCGGCTCCTAATCCGGAAAGGGCGGAAGCGATCTTAAATGAAGCATGCTGACTTAAGAAGTTATTCTCCGAAGTGCTGGCCGGAGTTAAGCCGGCAACTACCAATTCCCCTGTCTTAGCCCTGACCTTTGCTTCATATTCAAGCATCTTGCCAACCTCGTACTTGATACTTACTTCTTCCACGACTCCCAAGGCGTGCTTATAGTCAGCGGCCGCTAACGGATCGTCTAAGAATAGAGATAGACTCTGATGCTGAGCGCTTTGGCCCACCGTGATGGTATGGTCTTTAATGCTCGCATCACTGTCCGCATTGTCAGCCGTGGCAAGAGCGCCAAGCAATGACATTAAGATGAGCGGAAAGTGCTTATCGCCAATCGGAGCGGAGATACTTCCCTCAGCCCATTTCTTGACGATGCTTGCACCAGACGAACCCTCAACTACGCCTAGTGATTGATTATGTTCGGCCAGCTCGATTTTTTCATCTAAAGCCAAGCTGGTCCACGGAATCCAAAAAGTTGCCGCCGCTTCAGCGGTACCCCTGGATGCCTCTTTGGCGATACCAAATTGTATCTGCCTGCCAATTCCTTTTCCCATATGGTTGTTATTTTATTTAAATTCTTTTTTATCTTTCTCCCACTTCTCTAGCGCTTCTTGGTAGCTACCGGCCTCTATCGACATCGGCTGGTATAAGCCACCGCCTGAAAAATGGAACAGCTCTTTATTTTTTGGCGTTTCGCTGACCGACGCCTTGTCTTGATTTTTCATATTTTAAATTTGCTTAATAATTTTAGCTTCAACGATTATGTCAAAAATGACGACTGGCTGAATGTATTCGGTATCTGAGAATGCCGGCGGCAATCCTTGGTTAACCTGGAAGCTGACAGCCTCGCCGGCTAGTGTCTGATTTTCTTTCTTCCGGAATTCTGCGCTAACCGCATCGGCCAGAGTCAGCCATTTTTCATATCCGGCCGAGCTCTCGGTTTGTGGATAGACTAGGCGTATAGTAAAACTTTCTACTACCTGGTTGCTGCTATTAGTGAACATCGATTCATTAAATCCATTGCTGATCAGCATAGCCGCCGGGAAGCTCGATGGCTTACTCTCAAGGTACTTAAACTTGAGCGGCAAAATAGAGCTGGAAATTCCGTCTAAGATAGTTTTAATTTTGCTTAATGCTGTTACCATATCTCTATTTCTTGATTAATTTTATTGCTGACAGGCGCCGCTTCAGCGATGCTAGGTTCTTATTAATAGCTCTGGTCAAGTACAATTTTCCGGTAATAAACACACTTCTATTTCTCCCAGTCTGTCCACCAAATTCTTGAATGGCGGCGTATTCCAAATTACTTCCAATAGATCCAATTTTCATCGTCCCTCCGGACATCGCTACTTCAGTCTTGTGAGTGATTGACCGTTTCAAGGTTCCGGTTCTTACTGGAACATACCCCGGACTCTTGGCTGTAGTTTTGATGTCTTGCAAGGTATCTTCGGCCGCCATTCTCACTCCTGAAGCTAGATTTTTTTTGAAATTATTAAAGTCTTTTTCACTGTATTTAAATTTAACCGATACTGCTGGCATAACTATTGTTTTTCTGAATGCATTGATATCCGGTATAAGTCATCGCTATCAGGGTTATTCTCGTGTCTTTCAATTCCACTGACTCGATATTCTCTCCCCTTATCGTCAATCACTTTGGCGCCTATTTCGATTGCGACCGGATCAATGAACATGTCAAAGATTTCTAAATTCGCCTGGTCCCCGAGCACCTGGACCAGATCAGCCCCCTTGCTTTCAATGTAAGCCTCTACCCCTGAAAAGTCGGCCGTTGCCGGATAGGTATCTGTACTGGCTCCAAAATCTAAATTGTAGACCGAGACGGTCGCATTTGCTCCGATCATACGGTTCTTACCCCCACCTTTTTATAAGGCTTCAAGAGGTCATTAAACTGATTAAATTCAGCATCGGAGGCAAAGCTAACGGTTTTCGACCCAATCATGTAGCTCTTTAGTTTAGGATTCTTCCGGGAGTTCATCAGGTTGGCTACGTAGATCATGACTGCCAGTCTGATATCCTCCGGCATGTTTTCTTTCTGATTACTTGAAAGCTGCAAGGTGCTTCCCGATAGAGCTAACCTGACGAGATCTGACGTCGTTATTGTCCTCCCTACGACTTGCGGGTTGGTTCCCTCAATAACATAGACATCGCCGCCCAGCGCGAATGCGTTCGTGCCGGCCTTAGCCTGAATGGCCGCAGCGATTGCCGTCGCTTCGTCCTCAATCGAGGTAGCGGGACTCCAGTCTGTACCTCGAGTGATTGTATATCCATCTGTGTTGATGGCGCCGAGCGTAATGGTTGCATCGGCCGCCAGGTTAGCTAAATCGGTAATAGTTATCTTGGCGTATCCGTAAGAGTGATATCCGGCCGCATAGGTCACTTTCGCTTCCCTAGGCCCAGCTGATAGCCAATTCTCGAGCTTTACGCGGCTCACCAGGACGTCGTAGGGGTCGTCCTGGGTATATTCGTCATCTCCGTTCATTATCTTGCTGATTGCCACAATCGGCGTATCGTATAAATCCAAGTACTGACCGTCGGCATCATGAACCTCATCGGTCACTTTATGAAGAGATAAATCATTCGCTCCCAGGACACCATTAACGACAGCGGTAGCCATCTTATTGAACATCGCCAATAAAGTATCGCTACTAGATGCGGTTATTCCCATGAAAGATTTTATTTCTTCTGTTGTGACGTAGAGATTCATATTATTTTGATTTATATCCGGTCGCTCCCAGGAAGCCCTCGATGTTCGATAGACGGGTATTTATACTCGTGGCTAGGTCGTAGTACTTAGTGGCTGCATCTTGGGCGGTCTTGTAATTACTTTCCATTTGATCAGCTCTACTTTCTAGAACAGCCACCCGAGCGGTCACAGAATAAAAAGCCGCGGCACAACCTAGAATTACAGCTCCGACCGTTATTAAAAACGCTATTTTTTTATCAAATGTTTTATTAGCTGTGATTTCAGCTTTATCCTCGGTGTTACCCATATCCTAAATGCTAATTAATTTTTTACTTCTTCCTCCCCCTCTTCGGATTCGTCGGCTTCTTCAGTTTCGCCATCAGCCTGGTCAGATAACACATCCTTTAAGAGCCCAGCTAATTCAGCCTTGGTAGCCTGGTCATTGAAAGAGGCGCCGCGCTTTTTCAGCTGAGTGACAATTTCGGCTTTCTTCATGCCGTCAACATCATCAGCGGTGATATCTTCGTCATCATCATCTCCGGCTTCCTCCCCCTCTTCGGATTCGTCGGCTTTCTTGGCCTTTTTCGCTTCCTTAGCAGCTAATTTCGCCACCATCTCGTTGTACTTGTGCTTGACCGGCTCATCACCATCAAAGGTCCACAAATAGGAATAAGAGAGCAGCTCACGAGCCTGCTTCAGGCTGACATTAATCACGTCGCCTTTCTTTACCTCGATCTTTTCGGCTTCGCCGTAAATAAGGACCTTGGTGTCATCGCCATGCCACTTTAAAGCGACCATGGACTTGTCGGTTAGATCTTTTTTTAAGTCGTATTTCATAGATTTAAACTATTTAAAAATAGTTAATTAATTAAGCGCTCTTGCGAGCATTGATTTTTAAGCTGGCAGTCGGAGCAGTTCCGCCCAAGACGATCTTGTAGCGGAGGAATGCCAACGGCTCGGTAGTATGCAGCTCGCTGACTCCGGTGGCGTTTAGGCTCGCGCTCGCGGTCCGATCAATCCAGTTTTCCTTGTCCATGCTGACTTGAGGAGTAACCACGACAGTTCCGGCCGCTGTTAGGGCATCAATATCGATGACCGCATCGACCTGTTCCGGATTAATTCCGGAGAATTCAATCGCATCCGTATAGGTCGCATCTACGCCTCCGGTTAGGGTCGCGCCGCTGACAACCATGGTCCCGGTGTTGCTTTCTCCCAAAGCTAAAGTTATCGCATTCCCTGCGGCCCCTGGAGCGGCCGCTACGATGTTTATTACCCCATCAGCTACTTCTGAGTTGATGCCGGTTAAAGCCTCAATCAGAGCCTCTAATTCAGCAATACTGCTGAATTCTCCGGCGCTTGGGCTTTCAGCTACGCAGGTCAAAGTATTGCTATTAACTATGACTGTATCGCCAACAGCCGGCTCGCCGTAAGTGATAGATCCTTTGGCGTGCTGTTCGAGGCCGGTTACCTTGTAATTTAATTCGTCATTCATAAATTTAAAGATTTATTTATAGTCTTAGCACCGCCCCCGAGTGATCGGGAGCGGAAAAAGACTACAACGTGATGTTGATGCCAGCGGCAACAGTCGGATTGGAGAGACTGGCTTCGGAATCCACGATAGTGAATGCGAAGTCGAAAGTCGCAACCAAGCGATAACCGTAACCAGCGACACGAACGACCTCCAGCTTGAAGTCCTGGCCGAAGCCGTATTGGACAGCCGGCTTGTACAAGGCTAAGGTCTGACCCTTAGTGTTGTTGCCAGCGGTAGCGGAGACCTTTCCGTCCGCTTCAGTAAGCGGAACAAGGTGATGAGTCAACACGTCGACACCAAAAGGAGTCGGAACGATGCCGCTCTGGATGGTTGCGCGATCACCGGAATTGGCAATCAGCTTGAAAGCATCCAAAGTTTTCATCTTGTTGGTCACCTGGATAGGCTGGATGAATAAACATTCACCCGGGATAGTCGCATAGCGGCCAAGAACGCCCAACAGATCCATATAGTCGGTATCAGCTAAAGTGCCGAAGTCCTTAGTATAGGAGCCGTTGATAGCGCGTTCGCGAATACCGTGGTCAATCATCAAGGCATAGTACTTAGCACCGCCGTTAGCAGCGTAAGTGGTAGCCGGAGCTTGATCGTCGGAATTAACGTTGCCGGTTGCGCCGGTTTCGCTGTCTCCATTGATGATCAAGCCATCAACAGTTAAAGCCATACCGCGAGCAATTTCGGACTTAACGTATTCCTCGGTATTAGCAGCATTGTATTTAAGCTGCTCGTCGGAGATATCAACTTCGCAAATGAAGCTGACCTGCTCCAAGGAAACCTGCTTAGTTTTGACCTTAGCTTGACCGTGGTCATCTTCGGTCTGGCTTCCGGTGCCAGTGGTCCACTGACCCTTGCCTTGGAACATGGTGTCGCCGATAGAGAGACCCTTAGCGGCGGCGGTGTACTTCTTAGGCAGACCAGTTCCGTGGTTGCCAGGAAGCAACGGCAAAAGGTTGGAGTACTTAGGCATCAAGTCAATGACCTCTTTCACAAAGACTTCGGAGGGAACGAATTCCGCGCCGTAGCCAGAGTTACCAGTGTTCATGACCTCATTGGCCTTGACTTCAACACCTGCCATCTTTTTCAACATTGAGATTACGTCCATAGATTTGGCTATGTTAAATTTAGTTAATTAAATGTCGCTTATTTTTTCATGCCGAACATGGCCATGAATTCCGGACTCGCTTCTTTCTTCTCGTCTTTGGTCAATTCCTTACTCTCCTCGTATTGACCCATGACGGTTAAAGCGCGCTTTTCCGGGATAGTAGCCAGCTTGGCTTCCATACCTGCCGCCTTTTCGGCCAGCTCCTTGTAGGAAGCGACCATTTTGGCAATCAGGTTAGTCACAGACTTGGGCAAATTAATTGCCCCGGCATCCTTAGACTCAACGAAGAGCCCGGCCTGTACGAGTTCCGGCAGCGACTTTGCCGTCTCGCTATCAACGCCTATAGCTTCTCCTGCTTCCGGTTTCGCCTCTTCAGGCTTCTCCTCAGGTTTGGCCTCGGCATTTGGTTCCTCGCCGTTACCGGCTTCTCCACCATCCGCGGGCGCGCTCCCAGCGCCCTTTTCAGCCTCTTCCTTAGGTTCTTCACCCTCGGGCTTATCTTCAGCAGCTTCTGCATCTTTTTTAGCTTGCGCCTCGGCCGCTTTTTCTTCATCAGACTTCTCTTCTTCCGGTTTTTCTCCGCCCTCTTCAGCTTTGGCAGCCGCTTCTTCGGCCGCCGCCTTTTCAGCGGCAATTTCTTCTTCAGTTTTTTCCGGCGTTTCATTTTCCACACCGGCTTCTTTTTTGATCAACATAGATTTAGTGACTAATTGATTAAAGTACTGCTTCACGGATTTTGCGATCGTGAAGAGCGCGTTGCCGTTGGCAGGAGTTGAAACTATTGAAATCTCGACCAGGTCGAGCTTCTTGATAACGCGGACCATGTCCTTATCCCAAGGGCTGTCTACTTCAGCGTTGAACGGAGTTCCATCTTCATGCTGCAGGGTGCTTTCAAGCGGAATATAACCGATTGAGAAAGCGCGGAAACGATTCTCAAGAACATCCTTTTTAGTTTCCTCTTCGGTTACCAAGGCGCGAATCCAGAGACCTTTATCGGTTATCCTGGCTTCTACAACGTGGCCGGCCGGGCGGTCCGGATCATGGGAGCGCAACAGCGATGGGTTCTTCATGAATAAAGTCAGAGCGTTGCTAAAAGCAGCAGGCTCGACGATATCCTTATAACGGTCAATATTCGGAGTTGAGGCATAACCCTCAATTTCCACCCCGTCTTGTCCGAGATCTTTCACTTCCTTAACAGCTATTTGGAAGTGATAGGTTTGGAGTTGAATTTTCATATAAATTTTATTATTTTCTATTTATTTTCTAGTTTTAAAGCGGATTGCCTTGCGTATCTACCCGGCGATATCCGCAATCGCAGCGGCAACGTGGATTTGTGGACCTGGGAGCGATATCGTCTCCGGAGGGAAAGTGTTCATCGTATCCTATCCAGCCGACTGATTCGTTCGCCGCGCATTCCGGTGTTACTCTCTCGTCTTGCACCGTTATCCAGTACTTTTGCATCATTGCCCCGGTCTCTCGCTTATAGATGTCTACCATCTTGTGGCTGCCCTCTCCGTAAGCGTGGCCGATTTCATTCGTGGCAATCATTTCTGATCTAAAGCGACTGAATACCCCCTCAGCTCCCTGGGCGCGTATCTTTCTCCCAGTTTCCTGATAACTTTGGCCAGTCTCGGCCGCTTCGGTTAATATCTTAAGGATCTGTTTCTTAGTCGTTCTCTTAATGCTCCCACGATAGTCCGACAGGTGCAGGGTTTTCTTCGCGTTTAGGTAATCGATGGCGTAAGGGTTAACAAGGTCAAAATCCAGGCCGACTGCATCCATTCCGAATTTCAGGTATAAAGTCTTGGCGCCCTTGCTGTATGCTGTCTTGCCGCTGTTAGCGATATTCTCCGCAATCTCTTGGTTCTCTGGGAGCTCATCGAGCATCTTGTTTATTTCATCCTGTACCGCCTTGCGTTCGAGTCTCAAAATTAATGACTTATTGTTGAAAAAACTTAGCTCGGCCGCTTTCTCAATTATCCATTCCATCTGAGCTTTGAATGACCGATTTAATTTCCGTTGCAATCTTGCTTCGCTCACAGCCTTAAACTTTCCATTCTCCTGTTTAAGAGCTGCTGCCTTGAATAAGACATAGTCCTCCGCATCTTTGATTGTGTGATTGTCTATGCACATGCCTTATTCGTTAATGGTGTTTTTATTAGCCTTGTTGATCAGGCTATTTCTTAAGGTGGTATACTGAGCGGCCGTATAGCTTTTGCCATTCAATACCACACCCTTTGTTTCTGTCCGGGAAAGAATCAGCTGATTAAACTTCTCTATGGCGTTATTTCTAACATCGCGCAAATCGACGTCTCCGCCGGCTTGCTTGATTTCATAGTCATAGACCTGCATCAGCGTGTTAAATTCGTCCACGGTCATGGGGGAGGGTGTAGACCCTCCCAGAATCACCGCGCCAGCGATAACCGCTGCTCCCGCTGTTCCGACTAAAATGTTCTTGATGCTATTCTTCACAAAATTAATATCCTTTAGCCCATTCTCTGATGGCGTTAGTAAACGTAGGGACCGCCCAGGCAATCAAGCCGGCCAAGACCGGATTGGAGATGTCTAAGGCCCCCAGGTAATCGCACACCGCGATACCGGCCGCCGCAGTGGCGGAGATAAGCGCTCCTTTTAAGATTTTTGTCATTGTCGCCTTGTCGAACGACCATGCTTTTTGATTCATATGTGTAAAAATTATTTATAGATAACTTGGTACGAACATTTGATATTGGTTCCTGATGTTCAGCGGGAATGTCCTTAAATAGGTCGCGGTCGTTTCCAGAAAGACATGCCCCAGCTGTTCCTTGATCATGTAGAGGTTGGCGCCGCGCTTCAGCAGGTTTGTTGCCAGGCTGTGGCGTAGCAGGTGCGGATAAACTCTCTTGTTTATCTTGGCCCGGCGTGATAGCACGTGGACCAATTTCCTTAAGTCGCTCGGGTTGTACTTGTGGCCGTCTCTCAAAGTCGTGAAGAGATAATCCTCTCCTTTCCTCGGAAACTGATTCAGGTAATCTATCAAGATCCGGGAACATTCCCCGGCGATATTGATTAGCCGGTCTTTCATTCCCTTGCCTTGGGTAACGCGGACCATGTTGTCGCCAAGGTTTACGTCGTTCACGCGCAAGTTGCAAAGCTCCTTGTTCCTGATACCGGAATATGCAAGCAAAGATATTATCGATTTTTCTCTGATATTCTTGGCCGCATCGATCAGCAGTGTCACCTCCGCTTCGCTCAAGGTGTTCTTGATCATTGTCTTTGGTTTCTTCGGCCGGCCGAGTTGCAGCGGATTGCCGATGTAATCCATGTACCATTCCAGCGCCAGCGACGTGTTGACGATGTGGGCGTAGGAGTACTCTTTCTCGTGCATCTTCACGATGTAGTTGATTATCTGATCGTGAGTCGGCTCGTAGGTCTTGAGCGCTCTTATCAGCCGGCTGGCTGATCCTTGATACCCGGAAATCGTCACATAGCCGATTCCCTTTTTGACTAGGAGCCATTTTCCGAACTCCGTCATCCTCTCTCTTAATTCGTTTGTCATACATTTTTTTGTGCTTAGTTTATTAGCTGACCACTGAGACAGCAGTGGTCAAGACAACACAATGCTCCGAACACGAATTAAGTCAAGTTTTTTCAGGTTGATAAGGTACTTTTTTGCCTCTCAGGTTTCTTTCGTACGAGGCGCTAGCATTCCATCTCTTTCTATGTAAATTTTCTAGCCGCAAATTTCGTTAATTTGGTCCGTTTCCGTTCAGTTAGTCCAGTCTGGGAGGAAAAGCGCAACACGGTGCCAAATTTTGCCAACAAAAAGCCTACGGACAGGTGGTCGCGGTTACCAGTCCGTTCTTAACTGTGATCGTACAAGCTCCTGAATCGTCAGCTTTCCTTACGTTTATTGTGGTTGACGTGCCAATCGTGCCATCGCTTGATTTATAGCCTGTTGCCTTGATGTTGCCGTTAACTTCCAACTTCTCTCCGGGTGCAGTGGTCCCTATCCCGACGTTGCTAGAACCAGTAACCACAAATGAACCTTCAGTTCCTCCTCCTCGAACTTCAAGCGCTCTATCTCCTGCACTATCTCCTCCTCCAAATAAAACCATGTTATCATTTTGTAAATTCTTAGAAACAAATGAGAAAAATGCTGTACCATTATTTTCCACAATTAAACCATGCTCATTTATATCAGCTTTAATACTAGTATGAACCGCTGAAGAGATAGTATTTATAGCTGAACCAAAAAGCACATCTCCGCTGACCTCTAATTTCCGTGAAGGTGCCGTCGTCCCTATCCCTACCGAGCCAGCTGTGTAGTAAACATTGCTGCCGGATGTCGTCCATTGTGAGCTCACTTTGCTGTTAAAGGTGGACCAATCAGTGTTTGAAAGGTAGCCGGATGCTGTGCTGCTGGCCTTGGTAATGCTTAGATTATTAGCCGCCAAGACGAGCGGTGACGTGGCACTAGTGATCCGATTATCAGCTGAGCTATAAAGATTGCCTAAAGTGTCGGCCATGATCAGCGTAGCGGTTGAGCTTGCCAGGGTGTTTATCTTGACCTGCCCGGATGAGCTAATGGATAAAGTGTCGGTTCCGCCGTTAACAAATTTAAAGGCATCATTTCCGGTCCACATCAGGCCAGTATTGGTGTCAGAGTTGAAAGAATAAGACGGAGCCGTTGAGGTTCCGTTAGCGGCCCTTATTTGCCCGCCTACGACCATATCGCCTGAAACCGTTCCACTTACCGCAATTGAGCCGATAGTCGCGTTAGAGGCGTCTAAATTCGTGAACCAGCCCTTTTGAATTCGGGAGGTGGCGCTGCCTAGTTCCCAGGAGCTCACAACCGGCCTAATTGAGCCGCTTACGATCTTCCAAAGGTTAGGTGCGGTTACTTGGGCCGAAGCTATGCCGCCAATTCCTAGGGCAGCGATTATGATTGTTATTAAAAGCCATTTCTTCTTCATATGCTTAACTTAAAGCCACGAAGCTGACTGCATCGCCAGCGTTCTCGGCATCGATAAATATGCTTGCTAAATTATTAATCTCGAGCTGATAGGTCGCACCCTGTAAAAGCGGAACGCCTATGCCGTTAGTAGCTGAGACTGCGCTATCTCCGACCCATACTATCCCGGCGTTGTTAAACGAGGCGGATATAGTAATCTTCTTGGTCTTTGTCGTAGCTTCGCCCAGGACGACAGCTGTTCCCGGAACATCAACCGCAACCTTTCCGGATTTAATGACGGTAGGAACGGCTGAGGTTGTGCTTCCGCCTCCGCCGCCAAATACTTGCAAACTTGCCTGTCCGACTGGTGCGCCTTTCTCATCGATATTGATCACATAAATCGGATTCTTCTTTGTGTTCTGCTTGATTGCGATACCACCCTCCCAGAGTCCGCGGAAAACTTCCGCAATCGATTCAGCTGCTTTGGTAATCAGCTTGCTAAAAAATGGGGTATTATCTTTTTCTTGTTTCTGATTGATAATTTCTACTTTCTGAATTTCTTTCTGTTCCGGGAAATTGGTAACCTTGACCGCCTCAGGGAAGTTCGAGACCTTGACCGCCTCAGGGAAGTTCGAGACCTTGACCGCCTCAGGGAAGTTCGAGACCTTGACCTTGTCCGGAGCCGGCTCAAAGTTGGACATGTGAACCTCAGACGGAACCTGCATGATGTAATGCGGTTCCGGGCGTTTCTTCATTACCTCAATCAAGTCGTCCATTTTTTTGGTCAACAGGTCGACTTGCTTATCCCTGATCAGTTCTTTAAGTTGTGCGATTTGCTCCTTATTCATAAAAACTATGCTCTTAAAATTTCATCGGCCAAGGCGTGCAGGTCTTTCATGTTAAAGCTCTTCTGCGCCGGCACCTGGCTGCGCTGATTCTTATCAGCAATCCGCTTTATTCTTTCAATCTCTTTAGTCGCCTGATCTTCGCTTAAGATTGCCGGCGTGCCATCCGGATTCGTATCGATACCAATATCATCAAGCGGCCGTACTCCCAAGCCATTCCAAATAAGCGGCTTATCAACGAATTCTCCGTAAGTCTTGGGGTCAAAGGTGCTAGCACCGCGCTTTTCTCTTGCTTCATTGATGGTTAAAATGCCATGCTCAACATCGGCCCGGCTTGAAGCCTCATCCCAGGCTTTGTCGTTGAAAGCCTTGGAATTGAATTCGAGCTTTATTCCTTTCACGCCTAAAACCGGCAAGACTTCGTTATTCACGAATTCCGCCAGTAAATCTTGCAATGGGTCGATAGTTCCCTCCCAGAATTTCTGAGTCTGATTCTCGCCGTTTGAATAGTTAACGCCGTCAGTGTAGTTCAAGATGGCTTTGGGTACGCCAAAAGCCGCACAGACTTTTTCTGTGGTGAATTTGCGCATCAGATTGTACTCCATGTCCTTTTGCGCGATCTGCAATACCTTAATTTCCTTAACGCCCTTGACCGCAATCGATTTGTTGCGGTTTTCAGGACCTTGCAGCTGGCGCTTGATGTCGTCAACGATCTTGTCCTGCTGCGCTTCGGTCAATCCCTCTTCCAAGATGTACTGCGCGCCCGGAGTAGCATCGTTAGTGAAGAATGCGTAGTTTGAAATCATGGCCGATAGGTCGGTTCTCGTCTCCCAGATTATCGGCTCAAGAGGCGATAGCCCGAACACTGGGTTATTCGGGTCATCGTGTTGTTTAAAAACAAGGACATCGCCAGGCTCGTAAACCTGGGTAATTCCTTTGACGCGCTGAATCCATTTTAAAATAGTTCCGTAGTCATCGGTCACAACCGAGAGAGTTCTCGAATCAATGACATCAAAGCCGAGGATTTTGCTGCGATCACCGGCGGAACGCAAAATCAGCAGGAAAGCTGTCCCGCTGATTTGCTGAAATTGAATAATCTTATTTTTTAAAGCTCTGAATGAGCGGCCGTAGTTTAAGGCTGTCTCTGCCACTTTCACCTGGGCCGCTTCCGGGTCCTTGTTTGGATCAGCAGCATTAACCCATAGATAGCCTTGGGAGCCGACATTTTCCTTTAATTCCCGGATACACGCAAAAACATCACCATGATTACGGAATACGGTGAAAAGCGAGTCGGGGCTGAGTTTTATTCCCATCAGACTGACTCCGTTAAGAGGTTGCCTGATTTCGCCGTAGAGGCCTTGGGAGAAACTGCCGCCATTAAAGATTTCGAATGTCTTAGCTGCGAGCCATTTCCGCAAACTAAAACGCGTTGAGATTTTTGTCATTAGTTTAGCCTTTGGACATCAAACGAAGTCCTAGGCATTCTGACAACTCTCAACGCTATCGCGAATGCTAAAATTGTATCATCATGCTTACCTTGTTTCGCCTCTCTCTTGCCGGTGTCGTCGGTGACGAAGCTAAGCATTTCTGATTTAAGTATAGCACTATAAATTTTCACTGACAAGTCCGCAACCACACCCTCGAATGTGTCAAGCAATAGATCCCTGTTTCCGCCCGGTCCGCCGGTAGTGAGCCAGCCCATTTTCTTAGTCCTCTTACTCGTCTTTTCGTCAATAGTAACCATGCAAAAGACATTTCCGTATATATCTTTAAGCCGGTCTAAAACAGTATGGCCATGATTGTTTCTTTCAATTACCGCGAGAGCATTGTTGTAGTACTTTGCCAAGTTTTCCACAACGACCGCCATCTGCGCCGGCTTCAATCTGTCGCTCACCAATTCAGCTACTTGCTCCTGGGTCAAAGAATCGATTATCTCAATCGCACTGCGGTCTCCTCCCACGCCCTCAGATGGATCTCCTCCCAAGACGTAGTGTCGGCCCGGCCTAGGCTCAACGTAAATGTCGGCGTAGAATGTTTCGGTCTTGCCCTCGGCTGTCTCAACCTTAATCGGCCGGCGAGATATGGGAGCGCGCGGCGTAATCTTCTGCATCGATTCCGGGTCAAAGACCATTCCGGCGGCAGTTAAGAAGCTGTCCTCGCTCACAGTTGGGTTTTCCTGGTCCATTAAGCGCTTCTGCTTCTTCTTGGTCACATCCCACCAACAAAGCTGCTCTGGGCTTAATTTAACGCCGTAGCGCGACAATACGAGGCTGGCTTTATGCTGCGCCTCTTCGCTCGGCCGGTAATCCTTGGGAGGGGTGATGCAGTTTAACGCTTTTTTCCACCAGCCAAAAAAGAACGGCCTATATGCCCCCTCTCCGGCTTCGCATTCATGGAACGTCTCCTCAAACCAATCGCCTACGCCGTTAGCTGTAGACTCGATTGAGACGTTGCAGCGGCCGTTTGACGGAACAGCGGCAATGGTCGGGATAAGGCGCTGCTCTACGTCCTTGATATGAGCTGCTTCAGAGACGTGCAGGTTCGTGGGAGTATCGCCTCTGTTTTCCAGGGCGATGTAAATCGTTGAATTGATCTCGGTAAAGGTCAGCTCATTGACGTTGTCATAGTTAGCCTCCGGGCGGTGCCAGATTTTCCCGGACTCGAGCTTTACCGATTTCGGGCAATTGCTGTAGGCCAGCTTAGCTATTTTAAAAAGTTTCCTGAGATCCTTTTCCTTGTGCGCCAGGATGACGGACGTAGTATTGGGAGTCCAGAGCGTATCGTCTAAATAATAAATCAACCACCAAGTTGAGACGCCCTCTTTGCGCGCCTTGTCTACGATGATTTCAATTCCCCGGTGTCCTTTGCTCTCGCAATAATCCCATAGCTCTTCCTGAACCTCGTTGAATTTTAGATTTGTCAGCCTGGCATCTTCGGTCTTTATTTTGTAGAGATGCTCCATTCGCCACCTCTTATTTAGGATCGTGTCCAGGTCTCTTTGAGTGACCTGCATTTTCTATTTTCTTTCTATTTTATAATTCCTTTGAAGATACATTAGGTCATCAATTACGCTCTCAGGAATTTCCTGCTTAGTCTGCAGACTTAAGCTGATAACAGTTGCCAATGTGCCGAAGTAGTCTTGCTGCTCAATATGGAATTCAAGCATACTACGATCAACTATTCTTCTCCTGATAGGCGGATTTGGTCCGGCTGTCGCGCTTTTTCTCCAGACTGGAGGCTCACCTGATTTTTTTCCAAACATAAAATTATTTTTTAGATTTCTTAGTTTTAACCGGTACCGCTTTTTTCTTCTGATCAAGCACCTGGACGTCACCGCGGTCCAGGGCTTCCAGGTCGTCTATGGTCAAAGGTGATTCAACTGGCGCATCAATTTTCATGTCGGCAAATTCAGCCTTGCGCTTGCGAATTAAGTACTGCCAGGAATCGCCAACGCTCTTCTTGTGCAGAGCTTCGATAATGTTGCCGCGAGCCTTTAAAATCGGTACTTCTTTCCAGGCTTCTTTCTGCTCTAAAAACTCCGGATGCTTCTCGCAGTAGTTATAGAGCGTTTGCAGTGATATTTCCGCATAAATACAAGCCTCTCGGTCAGGGCAGCCTATCCGGAAAGCATCCTCAAGATTCTTTAGCACCTGTTTTGTCATTACCGTAGGGCGACCCATGCCGGCTGTAGTCTTAAAATTATCCCTCGGAATAAACTTTTCTTGATTAGGATCATCCTCGTCAAACGGCTCTTGCGGATTCCATTCAGACAAGGCTTTTAAGGTAGCTTTGCGCTTCTCTCTATCCTTGGCCACCTGGTCAGCTTTTTTTGTTCTTGGCATATGATTAAAGAGAAATTATCCATTTCAGGAACCGCTTCCATAACCAACGCGGAATCCACCACGGCTTCTTCTCTAGCATGTGGTTATAGAATGTCCTAACGGTATCAGTCAGCTGCCTTTTAGCAACCTGCCTGATTTTCTTAATTTGTTTTGAATTCATATTTTTTCTATTCCCCTATCCGGATGCCTGATTGCTATTCCGCGGTCAGCAATCAGTGGCTTTAAACCTAACCAGACGAAAGGTCGCCCGCCGCGATACCATAGCACCCGGACAGGGGAACGAATTAATTTTTTAACTTAATAGCTTTTTTCCCTGTCAATTTTTCCCACCGGTCAATGATCACATCAACGAACTTCGGATCTAATTCGCAGCCATAGCAAATCCTTTTCAGTTTCTCGGCCGCAATTAAAGTTGAGCCACTACCAAGAAATAAATCTAAAACTATACGGCCCTCGGTAGAGCTGTTCTTTATTGCCTCGGCGCAAAGCTCAATTGGTTTCATTGTCGGATGTTCATCGCTCTTCACCGGCTTGTTATAACGCCAGATATCAGTCTTTTGCTTGCCGCGCTTAATCTGCCCCTCAACCTTTCCCTTTAGTCGCAATTCAAAGCCCTGAAACTTTATGATCGTATTCTCGCCGTTATATTCTGATTTTACTTTCATGATATCTTCCCAGACATTGCCATTATCGCGCAGCTCAATAAAATAATGGTTCTTTATTTTTTCCGGCCAGCCGTAAAGTATCGGCTCATAGGTATGCTGATAATCGGAGCGGCTGAGCGTAAATGTGTTTTTAACCCAGATTATAAAGCTCTGCCAGTGGCCCCCGGATTCTTCAAAGGCGACCTTGAGAGTATCCAGCTCGCTTGAGCTCATACAGATATAAATACCACCGGCACAAAAATCAATCATATTGCGGCAAGCAGCCAAAAGGAAAGCATAAAACTGCGAGGCGCTCATCTTATCGTTTAAGATTCCCTCTCGTTCATTTTTAGCATGCGTTCCCATTCCTCCGGTGTAGTCAACGTTATAAGGCGGATCAGTAAAAATCATGTCCGCTTTCTGTCCGTCCATCAACCGCTCTATAGTCGCACGGTCCGTAGAATCGCCACAGATAAGCCTATGGCGGCCGAGCTGATAAACATCGCCCATCTTAGCTACCGGATCACCTTTCGGCTCCGGCGCCTCCTCATTGAGATCTATCTCCTGACAGGCAATATCCTCTAATCTCGGTAAGGCTACAAAGCTGCTTAAATCAAGCGCATTTAATCGGTTATTGGATATAAAATACTCCAGGCGTTCCTTAGTGACCTCGCCATACTGGGCCGCGCAAGTAAGCAATATCTCTTTCGCTTTAGTTTCGCTATCAACATCAATTTCAACGTAAGGAATTTTCGGCAGCGTATACCCATCAAAGGCTAAAGATTCAAGCGCGATTTTTCTTTGATGGCCGTCCAAAATCTTCATGTGCCAGGTAATTATCGGCTTAGTAAATCCGTTCCTAACAATGCTGTTTTTTAGCTTGCCAAGATTCTTTTGACTGATCTCTTTCAGCTCATCATTAAAGGCAATAAAATCACTAATCAGCGCAGACTGGCAGTCTAACACTTTATTGATTATCGGCTTAAATTTTTCCTTGTTATCTGACATAGGCATCTATCACATCTTTCGCTTGATCAAAGCCATGGCAAACTACGGCCACGACTCCGAACACTTTATTTAAAGCATTTATCCATTCGGCCTGCTCCGGGCTGACCTTTCCCCCTTTCACCTTTTTCATCTCAATAAATAGCAGGATGTTATTGCGCTGGCCGGCAACCTCTGTCGGCTTCCTCTCGATCAGCACAATGTAGTCAGGAACGCCCTTATTTATTCCAATAGCTTTTGTCCGGCGAATGGTTTTCCAGTTAGGAGTCCGAACTCCGTCTCGGTAAGTCACCATCGGCGTTTCCTGGGCTATGTGGCTGAATTTAAGGCCCTTTAAGCGAAGATACTGGGTTAATGCCATGCATTCGTTATCCTCGCTTGGAATCGCCTGTTTTTGGTCTATTTTACATATTGCCATATCTGCAATGAAGATAAGTTAAACTTTTTTTAAAATGGGATATTTTCAACTCTGATTTCCTCTTCTTCTCCCTGTTCAGTTTCTTGCGGTTTTTTAGGCGCGGCCGCCGGTGAGTCTGATTGTCTTGAGTCTAGAAATTCAAACTCCCTGACAATTATCTCTGTGACGTAGCGCTTAACGCCATCCTTGCCATCGTAAGAGCGATTTTCAATCTCCCCCTCGATATACAGCTTACTGCCTTTATGCGCGTACTGAGCGATAATCTCGGCCGCCTTTCCCCAAATAACAAGATTGTGGAATGTGGTGTATTTATTTTTATTGCCGGCCTGATCAGTTACTACCTTATTGGTCGCCAGAGTAGCTGAGCCAACTATCTTTCCTCCCGGTGTGTTTCTTAGTTCGACATCCTTAGTCAGGTTGCCAATTAATTGTGCTTTGTTCATATGGTTTAAATTAAAGTTAATAAATAAATTAGTGGCATCGCCAAAATCCAAAGCATTAAGACGAGCCAATATATCATCAAGAATTTAAAGAACATAAATAGTGATCTAATGTGTTTTTCAAATCCTCTCCCAAGTCATCTTGATTGCGCAGCCAGTTAAGATATTGCCTCCCATCAACCGTCTTAGCTAAATCAGCAATATCCTGCCCGCGATATTTTCCGAACGTCAATTTTTTCATCAATACTTTTTTATTGCTAAGCTCAACCATCTTCTCAACCGCCCCCTCTTCGTCT